AAGAATCGTTTTAAAATCAAAGCCTCGGCCTGTAAACGTACCATTAATAAACTCTTTCCAACCTGACCAACTAGCACCGCCGGAAGCCGGATCATCATCCGTTGACCTTAAATATAATCTTGCATCTACGTTAAGAATTGCCGCCCCGTCCCAATCGTTAATCGCGTCAACATCTGCCACCGCGTCAAAATCATCAGCGGGTAAATAAGCCCTAGTGACAAAATGACGTTTTAAATCAAGTGAGAATTTAGCGCCTAAATCTAATTTATTTGCAAAAGTATATGTTCCCTCAGAATCAACGCCCGTTGAAATATCAAAATCAACCATTGCGTCAACATCTGCAATTGTGTCAAAAAGCGCTGTTCCTTGCAGCGTTAAAGCATCTAAATCTTCCGCGTAATAGGTATCAGAATTAGTGCCTTGAAATGGTGGCGAGTCCGAATCTTCTCTTCTTGTTTGAACAGCTAAAGCACCAATTGGATCAGGAAGATCAATAACAATTGAAGTAGCGCTTGATATTCTGCCACCTGAGTCCTCAAACGCTAAAAATATCTCACCTTCTACCATTGGTATTGTTGCTTCTGTTTGGCTTCCAGCCTTGGCCGTAATAAGGGTTACAGCGTTTGAAAATGTTGCCGATCCATCTGTTTTATTGGAATGTCTAAATACACATTTACCGCCAAGCTTTACGTCAAGATCTGTTGTTTGATCCCATGTCAGTCTTCCAGTATTTGCGTTAATTGCTTCAAAGAAAAGATTATTAGGTGCGCTTGGAACTTCTGTTTTTCCAACGGCTGTATAAGTTAATTCACTAGGAACAGTCGAAGGGATACCAACGCCACTAATTGAAAAGACCCTTACTTCATATTTACCTGCAGTTGCATCAAGAATTTCATAATCAGGTCTTTCTAAAGCATCAGCAGAAACAAAATTATCGCTTCCTTTTCTCCATTGGATACGATATGAACTAGCCTTAGCTACTGATTGCCAACTAACAATAATTTTAACTTTTGCTTGATTATTTTTTTCATAAAATTGCTCTGTTGCAGATAAAGAACTAGGAGCATCAGGGGGTGTATTTAAGACACTTGTGTTTCTTGTTGGTAGTGGTGAACCATCTTCTACATAAGCATATTTTCCAGAGTTATAAGGAAGCGCCGTAACAACATAATTAACGCCCTCTTCTTCTGTAATTGTTAAAACTCTCCACTGGGTTGTTTGTACTGTGTCGTTTTGCAAGATCCAAACTGAATTACTATTTGGCGCGGAACTAAAAGCAGAACTTACAGTTATCTCTGCCCCTGATATTCCACTTACTGTTTTTGTTTCAACGGAACCATCAGAAAGAACAACAGAAAGCGTTGGATTGTTGGTTGTTGGTAAGTCTGTTTGATCAGTGTTGTCTACGGTAATAACTGTTGTAGTTGCTGATTTAATCAGGCCACCGCGCCGAACACCAGCCCTAACAGGATCACTAATCTCTATAACTGCGCCGGGTCTGATTAATACGCCTGCTGATAATCCAATAGAAAAAGTGCAGATTTCTGACTCTCGTTGTTCGGTATAAAGAAGCCAACGACCTAAACGCGCCGCCTGACCTCTTGACGTACAAAAAAGACTTTTTACCTGTTTAACAACTGCGCCATATTTTGTTTTTGCCGTACTATCAACGACCTCTTCATAATCTATTTCTTGCGTTTCCATATCGAAATAACCGCAATTAACAACGGTATGACGACTCTTTAATGATGATCCTGAATAAGTAAAGCCACCTTCTCCAACGTTGGCAAGCGTGAATAAATAGCTTGCGTCTTTTGGTGCATCTTGTGAAATCGTTAAGGCGCCCGTACTCCAAAAGGGCATGCAACGCATCACAGAACAAAGATCATTAA